AGCAGTGATAGGTTTGGATGATGATGTTGGTTTTAACTGTATGTAGTTTTGAAGGTACATAGCCTTCTGAAAATTGAAGAATGGCCCAGTGGCTCAGTTGGTTAGAGCGCCGCCCTGTCACGGCGGAGGTCGAGAGTTCGAGTCTCTTCTGGGTCGTTCAAGATGCGAAAGCATTTTGAGGAATGCCGCAGTGGCGGAACTGGCAGACGCCCGGGACTTAAAATCCCGTGGGTAGTGATACCCGTACCGGTTCGATTCCGGTCTGCGGCATTAGTTAAAAATGGGAGAAACGTTGAATTTACAGCGTTTCTCTTATTTTTTTGTTTTAAAATGTTTGAACACCTTTGAACACTTTATGATGAAATACCAAGATTCTGAAAAGCAAGCCTGTCATTCTTCCTCTTATTGACATTCCGCAAGTAATGCAATGTTGTAGCTGTCTCACTATGTCCCATTAAATAACTAAGGGTTGTAAGATTATTTCCGTCAAAAGCTGTTGAAGCATTGTAAAAGCGGATTTTATGACTGGAATGATAAGGAACACCGGCTTCTTTGCAATATTTCTTCAAACGGCGATTAAAGCTGTCTGTTGTCATAATCTCGCCGTTGGGTTCAAAGACATATATTCCATTTGGATTTAATTCCTTTGCTTTGTGAAGAATTTTAAGTGCTTCGTCTGTAAGGAACTGTTTACGGAATCCATGAGAAGTATTTCCTTTCATTTGATTTACTACTTTTACTTTTCGGCTTGAGAATGTTAAATCATCATTCAATGTACGTTCACAGGTCGCCTGTCTATGAAGATATACAAGCCTGTTATTGTAGTCAATATCTTCCCAACGGATAGCTTTTGTTTCTCCAACACGGATAAAAAGATAGAAAGATAACTGTATTGCAAGAGAATATGGCTCTATGATACACCGAAGATAATTTAATAACTTATGCGTATCATCACGGGAAAATACATTGTCACTTTGTACTTCTACTGGCTTATAGGTAAACTGTTTGAAATTCACATCAGAGACAGGATTATGTGATATAATTTCTTCTTCGATCGCATAACTCATTATTCCATTCAAAACAGAACGGGCATTACTGACTCGCTTGTGCGTGAACTGTCGGTCTTTTGTAGCTTCTCTGAAAAAGCGGATAAGCGTGATTGGTTTGATTTCGCCTATCTTCATTTTAACAAGTTCTGTATCTTTGAAAAATCTATTCCATTCAGATACATATTCTTGAATTGTTTTTGCTTTTACGGAAGTATAATCTCTTTTATACAAAAGCCATTCAGCATATAATTCTTCCAGTGTGATATTCTGACGGTTTTCAGCTTTCTGCTTTTCGATATAAAATCTGATGATTTCTTTTTCAAGGTTCTCTTTACTCTTCCTCTTAACAGGACGGCGTTTGTTAGGTTTGGTTTCATCGGGTAAATAAGTACGCCAGCTTTTTTCTGATTCTGAGTAATAAATTTCATATTTGTGATTCTCCAAGATTTTTTTATTTGCCATAATTTTAAAATCTTTGAAGACTTCATCTGTGGTCATGTTAGCACAGGTGGCTAACGTATTCAATAATGTTATATCTGAGAACGTAACGGGATTATCCATAAGATTCCCCCTTTACGCAAGGATTTTCTTTTTTTATTTTGATGTAGATAACACGGCTGTCCTTTAAGCATGAACCAGCAGATAAGAAAGCGTTGGTATCGTAAATTTGCCTTGTGTATTCTTTCTGAAAGACGATATTTTCTTTTTGTAAGTCATGTAAAATGTCTTCGGTCAGCATGACTTTTGTTTCGTGTGGAACTTTCAGATTTTGAGATTTAAAAAAGGCTTTTTTCTTATGTTCTTTCAAATCAAGGTCTTTTCCAAAATACTTGCTAAGATAACGACCTCTGTTTTCTTTGCTGTCTACATCAATGCGATTGATTTTAATAAATCCATGTGACCATAAATTCTGTAATTTTTCTTTTGCTATATACGGAAAATCAAAGAAAATAACATGATAATGGATTGCTCCACGCTTCTGTTTCTCCCACGTTGCAAGGTATTTTAATAACTGGGTTTTGGTATGGTACAAATAATAATTTAATCGCTGGATAAAATACTTAAATTCTCGGTTAGTTATCAGGATTTCCTGAATGTTTTCTTTAAATGTCAGCGTTACAAATTTTGTTTTGTTATCAAAGTTGCAGTCAACAATACGGGCAATATCCCAACGAGCCTGTTCGTAATGCTTCTGCTTGCGTTTTAAACTATCATATTGCTTATGAGCTGACATTTCATCAAATTTTTTTCGGTTACTTGTGTCTGTTAAATCTGCCTTTTCTTTCGAGTGAATAAAAATAGGGTTTTCGTAAATATATACTTCTTTTGTAGTAGGAGTTTCAATGATTTTCGTATTGTATGCAAAACACTCTTTTGTTTTGCTCACGAATCTCACCTCATATCCCAATTTTTGTAATGAATGTTCCGATTGTTTTCGGAAGATGTTGTTTTATATATCAAGTATAGAGGTCAGCCAGTTCAGCACCTATGACGTTGTCCGGCACTGACTGGCTGACATAGTAGGGAAATTATTTCATTCCCACTTTTCTGATATTGGAAGCTTCTGCTTTGACAGAAAGACGTCCATTATAGAGACTAGCCCAAGTATGTAATCCATCAAATGAGACTGGAATCTGCCCTTTTTGTTCAAGTTCTTCGTTGGTAACAATCGCTGTGTTAGCTTTAATGCCTACTTTGACTTTTTCAAACTTTAATTTTGGAAGAAGAACTGTATAGTAGAATCCTAATTTTTCTTTTGTAGAAAAGTCTACCCAGTCAGAAACTTCTACTAACTGAAATTCCTCTTGCAGTTTGTCTGGATTTAAAATAAAGTCATTTCCTCTAATCATCGTTTCACCTCCTTATAGATATCTGATTATCAGATATTAAGATAATCTTATGATAAAACAAGCATTGCAGAATGTCAATAGAAAATATCTGAATATCCGATAAAAAGATTGACAGAGAAAATTTGATGAAATATAATGTGCTTATAAAGGAGGTTCGCTATGAATAAAATAAAAGAATTGCGGAAAGAAAAGAATATAACCGTTGCGGAACTTGCAAAAGAATTAGGCATTTCACAAAGTATGCTTACGAACTATGAAAATGGAAACGGAACGCCGAGAGATGAATCTATATGGGAAAAATTATCACAGATATTCGGCGTGAGTAAAAGCCACGTTATGGGATTAACTACGGATATTGAAACAGCAAATAAGACAAAACAGTTGAAAGTGGTTGTGGATACATCTCAGCCGATCTCAATACAACCGAAGAATCAGACAGACCTTGATGTATTGATAAAACTGGATTTGATAGACAGTGAAGACATGGAAGAAGTGTCAGAATTTCTTGATAAACTGTTGGCAAAGAAGAAATATGAGGGACGGAGAGAATCAAACGTTAAATATGTCGTTGAGTAGAAAATGCTTTTCAGCCGACCACTTGCCCAGTCGACCCGCCGCCCTGTTAGGAACCGTCGCACTGGGCATCCTTGCGGAACGTTAGTTTGCGAAAATACGAACAAAAGAATATAAGGAGAGGGAATAGCCGATACTACTTCAAAAGCAGTAATAGAGTGCTATTCCTTTTTATTATATTCAATGGTTACAGTTCGGAACGGCTTGCTATTATTGTGCAAGTAATAAGTTGGATAATAGAGGTTGATTTCCAAGGTGGTAGGTGTACCGTTAATTTTGTTATGTTCGTTTTCAATGTCTTTGATTACTCCATCAATTCCCCAACATTTGTAAACAATTACAGTCAATTCAGTATCTCTGGTATCTGCACTGCTAAAGGATATGCTGTTAGTAATATGATAGCCCGGCAGTCTGAGATAATTATAGAGAACGGTCAGTAAACAGAGCATTGTGATTGTTGCTATGATTTTTTTTTTCATGTACATACCTCTTTTGTGTTATTAACAAGGGACTGACTATATAGTACCTCACTATATAGTGAATTACTACATAAAGATTTAATAAATATACTTTATGTAGAGGTGCGGAACATGAATTATGGACATTTAGAATTAAGAATAGAAGAACTGTTACAAGAAAAAGGTATCAGTAAGAATATGATTTGTAAGGAACTCGATATCCCAAGGTCAAATTTCAATAGATATTGCAGAAATGAATTTCAAAGACTGGACGCAAATTTAATCTGTAAACTATGCAACTATTTTGAATGTGAAATTGGTGAGTTAATTCGATATGTAAAAGAATAAAGTGATAAAAGGGTATGCGAAAATAAAAAATATTCGCATACCTTTTTAATTGAATATTTTATAAAATGGAATTATACTGTGTATAACATGAAACAGACAAATCGGTATTTGGGGAGAATAATGAATGGCAACATGGAGTGGTATAAGAAAAAAGTTGGAAACGGAATATCTGGCTCAAAGTCTGCAAGGTCATATTCAGTATTATGTAACATCATATAGTAAGAGTCCCGACTATGAGGGACGGGCGGCAATAAGATATGATGGAAAAGAAATCATCAAAGGATGCTATTGGAACAATTGGTCGAAAGCAGGCATGTTTCCCCAAGACGAAAAATATGAGAAACGCATAAAAGTAGAAAATGCGTATATGGACGATGTAGCTATAAAATTGGGAATTTTTGACCAACGCTGTTTTTATAATGCATTTGCAGAGTTTGATAATCAAGATATTGAAACAAGCCTTAAAAGTGAAAATTTAATCGTAAAAATATTTGCTGTATTGGATAGACGAGTTGGTAAACGGAGATTAAAAATTATGAAAGAAACAATAATGGACGAATCAGATACATTCCAAGAGTTTTATGCAATTCGGGTAAAAGCAGAAGGACTGTTATAAATTTCAGTTTATCGAATTAAGAAAAACGGAATTTAAGGAGGTGCTTATAAATGAAATTAGTAGATTTAGCAACAGGTTCTGATTGGATAGTGTGGATTGTCTTTGTGATATTTGCTGTATTTTCTATTATTTTACTTTCTGGACACGGGAGTTGGTTTATTTCCGGATATAATACGGCTTCAAAAGAAGAAAAGGAAAAATATGATGAAAAGAAGTTATGCAGAACAATGGGAATTGGAATGTCTATTATAGCAATTCTTGCATTGACAATGGGCTTGCTTGAAAATATTTTGCCTGCATTTTTTGTATATATTGCATTGGGGATTATTTTGGTTGATGTCGTAGTAATTATCATTTTAGGAAATACACTATGCAGAAAGTAACAACTTTTTAGTTTGTATGCGACAAACGTTTGAACACTTTTTGAACACCGCAACCGTGATGAAGTCTCCAAAGCCCCTTTCTATCAGTATTTTTGATTACTTAAAACGGTTCGATTCCGGTCTGCGGCATTATTTTTTTCTCTGAGATTTTTGTGAAGTCAATGTTTGCAAGAATCTCAGAGTTTTTTGTTTTATGCATTCCATTTGGAGGTAAGGATATTATTCAAAAAATAACGGCATTGCATCTCCTCTTACGAGATGCAATGCCGTTATTTTGAAGTCTTCACACTTTCATTGAAAAGTGGACCTGGCGGGAATCGAACCCAAAAGATTTTTGCCAAAAGTGGCGGTTTTATCACGCTTTCTTCGGTTCGTGTTGCATATCGTGTTGCATGATTTGAGTGAAATGCTCGTTTATCTTGTCGGTAAACTTCTTTTCCTCAGACTCAATAGTACCACGATATACCTTTTTAAGCACCTTGTCAGACTTCCAACCACCACGTTTCATGATGTACTGATCCGGAATATTAAGTGCGTGCATGATGGATGCAGTGTAGTGACGGAGATCATGATATCGAAACTCTGGAATACCTGCAGAGCGTAGCACCTTCTTGAAGTTCTTGGACAAGTCTTCCGGGTGCATCTTAACAAGCGGACCACTTTCAATATCATCAAATTTTCTGATTACAAATTCCGGCATGATCACATGCCTACAACTGCTCTGTGTCTTAGGTCCTTTGGTCACGATTCCTTTTCTACCACGTACACGTGTCTCTCTGATCCGAATAGAGTTCCCAGTGATGTCTTCCTTTGTTAGACCAAACACTTCTCCACGTCTAAGACTTCCAAACGCTGCAAGGAGCACAGCCTTTTCCATTTCAGTTCCTTCAATGTACTTGATTAGCTTCTCGATGTCCTCATCAGATGGAACATATCCGTCAAAGTTCTTTGGAGCTGGTAGAGTAACTCTAAACATCGTTCCAGGAGAATACATCCCTATGACAGCCGTAAATAGTCCATAAGCGTTCTTTACTGTCTTAGGTGATAACTTTATTGAGATTGCATTTACCCATGCTTGTGCGTCCTCTTGAGACAGCTTACGTAGGCTTATGTTCTCGATTTGCTTTATCTGATTCCTTACGATTGTTTCATATCCACGCAATGTGGTTTCAGACAGCACATTCTCTTTTAATTTAATGTAATTAGTGAACGCTTCTTTTACAGTCCAGTTCTCAGGACGTTTCTTCCGGTCCTTTTCTGCAAGAAACTGTGCAGCCTGTGCTTCAGCTGACTGCTTTCCACGCTTACCCGGAAGATCACTGGTGAATGATTCATAGATTCTTTTCTGCTTCTGCTTTTTTGTTTTCGGATCAATAACTGGTTTTCCATCCTTATCCACCACATTTTCATAGTGTGAGAATACCAGACATCTCCATGATCCGGAAGGTAACTTCTTAGCTGTTGCCATATAATCATCTCCTTTAAAGAATGGTATAAAAATAACAGCCATACAATAGAACGAGAGTTCTGATTGATTGACTGCCCCGAAGATGATACAATATTCATTGGTATGGAGTATCTCTTCGGAGTTACCAAAAGAAGCACATTGGCGTGTGTTTCTTCCAGTTGACCGTTCCTGTTGGCGCAGGAGCGGTTTCTTTTTTGGTATTAATTAAAAGAAAGTCTGCGAACTTCATTTGCAGTATTGGTATTACATTTGATTTCCTTTTGAACTCTCGTTCCTGTTTCTGTAGATTCGAATACTAAAAATGCAACGGTATCTAATTCCTGCTGTTTTGTCGTAGTAGTTGTGTTGACTTTTGTTTTCTTTCCGAGGGATGCGCCGACGACGGCACCGACAGGTCCAGCAACTGCAGCACCAATTAGTGCGCTGCCAGCACGACCGTGAGTTTTATTATTTCCGGTTGTTTTGCTGATTAAATTGTATTGAGGACCATCCCAAATAAAATCAACCAGTTTAAAGTGTCCAGCGCCTTCCTGAAAAGAATTTCCGAAATAATATAAACCATTTCCATCTTTACGGAATTTTAAACCACCTATATTGTATTGTGTTTCAGCTTTTTTTAAGGCTTTGATGCGATCGCGCTCAGCCTTTTCGGCTTGTCGCTTCTCCCAGTCAGCTAAATGTTCTTCTGGAGTCTTTTTGGCAGTGGCTTCAAAGAAGCTGCGGTCGTCTTCAGTCAATGTAGAAATTTCATTATTTTCTATTTTTTGCCTTAAGTCAGCATATCTAGAAGCGTTATCCCAGCTTCCTTTTAATTTGTCTAAAAAACCCATGTTTTTTTATCCCTCTCTTTCTTTTGTGAGACCTGTTCCTTACGAGCCACCACTGCTCGTATATATAATCCCTTGTGAGGTTATATCACATCATTTCAACTACTACCAGATTCGGAATGAAGTATATAATATAGTTATCAACGGTAGTATATACTCCATACTTATCACGGTAGCAGCTGATACATTCTTCTAGATATTCTTCTGTAACATCCAGAAAGTCTGCAATTTCATATTTATTTTGACATCCAGCATTGAATGCGTGGATGATTCCAACAAGTCCGATCAGGCGGTTGTAGCCATGTAATCTGGCTTGGCGTTCCTGCTTACGGTTTTGTACGGAATTTATATCTATAATATCACCAACGGATGTGTGGTGATGTCCAAGTTCTTCAGCCAGTGTACAGGCTTTTTGAACTGTATTCATATCTTTTCTGATTGCGACAGTACCATCACAATACAATCCTTTTATTCGATCACTGTGAAATGTATAATCTATAACATCTATACCGTCCCCGCAGGCTTCGTCTTGTAAACATTCGTATGTGTTCATATGTATAGCACCTCCCACTACAGCATATCCGTTTATCTATCCAATAAAAATGTTTTATTTTCTTCTGTTCTTTACAAACGCAGCGAAGTTTTTGATTTCTTCCATTTCAGACTCAGTGTATTCATCACCGTCGAAGTGAGCGGCGAGAGTTGTTGGTTCATTATCGATGCCGAGCAATGTATCTGCAGATACATTCAGAGAAGAAGCAATCTTTTTGATTGTATCCACATTAGGTTCTCTTTTTCCACTTTCATATAAAGAGTATGTCGATTTTGCTACGCCGATATTTTCTGCCAAATCTTTCTGCGATATGCCAGATTTAAGCCTAGCTTCTTTTAAATTCTCATTAAAATTATCACCCATAATGTTATTCCTCCTGTTACTTATGATTATAAATATGTGAATGCAAAGTGTCAATAAAAAGTTTACAAAATGCAAAGAAAAGTATTGACAAATTTGCAAAACGCAATTATAGTATAACTATGGTTTGCAGAATGCAAACAATAAAGCGAAAGGAGAATAAAATTGTTTAGGAACTTAGAAGCAGAACAGGCTAGATTCAATTTCACAAACCAACAGATGGCTGAAAAATTAGGTATGTCAAGAGTTTCTTATGAGAACAAAAAGAAATCAGGAAAATTCACAGCATTGGAAGCAAAAAAGCTGTGCAAATTGTTCAAGGTTAAATTTGATTATCTTTTTGAAACAAAAGAGGAAGAATAGCGAGGTGAAAGCAATGAAGAAAAAGATTATCAACAAGAGAGTCAATGGAGATTCTGAAGAGCTGCACGCATTGAAAGGCTTTAAGGTCTTAGCTGTTGGCAATGGAACAATCGGAGAAGAGTGTGCGTTGAGAATCATGCTGATGAACGAGAACAACGTTGCTGTTGATTTAAGCATCACAGAAGACGGAGCGTACCTCAGCGATTTCTATGCAATGACAGAGGATATGATCCCACGCACTTATGAAGACTAGAGAGGTGAGAAGAGATGCCAAAATTGAAAATATCTGACAGGGAAAGGCAGAACAGAATACTTCTTGCAATCATTGAGTCAGGAAAGACTATGACAGCTATTGATACCCAGAAGCTTTCAAAACTGACTGGTATCCCACCGAGCACTCTGTACCAGAGATTGAGTCAGCCGGATAATATCCGAATCAGTGAATTAAGAGAAATCCTAAGGGCACTCAAAATCACCGATGAGGAAAAGGCGAAGATTGGTAGGGAAGTGATATGAGAGATTGTAGTTACTGCAAAAAGAGAAACAGATACATGGAAAGAAGCAGATGCATTCCGTGTGCATCATTTAAGAAAGAAGGTGAGAAAAATGAATCAGATCGATATGATCGACATCCAAAGAAGAACAATCCAGATCATTGATATCAAGAGACAGCCAAGAAGAATTAAGAACAATTATAGAGAAAAAACAATGTCAGCTGTCATGACAGTAGTTGCGATGGGATTGGTAGTTGTCTTAGGAATCGCAACATGGGTTATCTTCGGATATTAAAAAAGAGTGCCATGATAAAGGCGGCAACCTTCAGGCACTCGGCTATAAAACCAACTTAATAATAACATTTCAGAGAGGAGAAAGCAATGTTATTAGAAAAAACAGTAGAAGTAGGTGTTTCTAAATTTGAAGAGCTGTGCAAAGCGGATGCACGAATGGAGGCACTCAAAGCTTACATCAGTAATGAAGAAAATGGATATATCAAACTGGACACAGTGAAAGCAATTATCGGACTTCCGGTCAAGCACGAAGAACCATCGGTGTGGGAGCATGAGGAACTGTCCTTTGATGAATTAGGAATCACACAGCACAAGATGCACAAGAGACTTGCGGATAATTACAATGCGGAGGAAAGAGAAGATGTCTAAATTATATGAACTTGCAGAAGAGTACAACGAACTGCTTGAAATGATGGAAGATGATTCCGTAGATATGGAAGTGCTTCGTGACACACTGGAAAGCAGACTTTGCTCACTTAGAGCAGACAGAAAGCTTGCGTATTAGATAGGAGTGAAAAGATGCTTACATTTAGAGATTTGAAAGCAAGCGAAATAGACTGCCGAATTTCAACGGTGAAATCAAATGGTATATCACTGTTGCTATACAAGGATGCGAGAGTTGATCAGAATGTCTTAGATGAGGCAGTCGGACCTTTTAACTGGCAGAGATCACATGAAGTGATAGACGGTAATCTGTACTGTACAGTATCAATCTACGATGCGGAAAAAGGTATCTGGGTATCAAAACAAGATGTAGGAAAAGAGTCTTACACAGAGAAAGAGAAAGGTCAGGCATCTGATTCTTTCAAGAGAGCGTGTTTTAACTGGGGAATTGGAAGAGAACTGTACACAGCACCATTCATCTGGATCAGCTCAAGTAATTGCAACATTAACGGAACAAAATGCAATGACAAGTTCGAAGTAGCAAAGATTCAGGGGGCCAGTATTAAGTATTGCTACGGTGATGAGGTTGCAAAATGGAACAAGGAAGTATTCCAGATGCTGAAATCACGACTTGATAAGCCGTATTCATGTTTTGATGGATCCTGCAACCCAGAGCATCCAACACACTGGTTAAAAGAGTTTTTAGATAACGATGAATTAGACATTTATCTGCAACGATACACGATTTTTGATAATCCATTTCTTCCTTCAGAATTTGTTGAGCAGCTCTGTAAGGAGTATGAGGGGACTATCTATTATGACCGTCTTATTCTTGGTCTCTGGAAGAGGGCAGAGGGTGCTATTTATAAGCGATTTGCAGATAATCCTGAGAAGTTCCAGTGCGAAGTTGTGGAAGAGCTGACAGATGATCCGGAGCATAAGCAATTTAAAAAAGACGATATCGTATCAATAGAGATCGGGCTTGACTTCGGTGGCAATCAATCAGGTCATTCTTTTGTGGCCAGAGGTTACACAGATGATTACAGGGATGTGATCGGAATTATGTCTAAGCGAGTTATGGCAAAGGATGCGAATGAGGACATTGATAGTAATATGCTGGATCAACTGTTCTGCGATTTTGTTCAAGAGGTTATTGATAAATACAGTGTGATCAAAAAACAAGGCGATTATGTAGAATACTGCAACGTTGAATCTGTGTACTATGATAATGCAGAGACTGTTCTTGGCAATTCTATTCGTAATGCGGTAGAAAAGAAGTTCCCCTGGATTGTTGTCCGAAAGGCGAAGAAAGCAACAATACTTGACCGGATCCGTTGTACAGTTCGACTGATGGGAGCAGGGAGATTTTGGATAACAAAGGATTGCAAGTCTCTGCAGACAGCGTTTTCAGATGCCGTTTGGAACAAAGACGTAAAGGACAAGGACGAACGCCTGGATGATGGAAGTACTGACATTGATAGCCTGGATGCGTTCGAGTACACGATTGAAAGAGATATGAGAGACCTGATAGAAGAGGTGGAAGATGTTTGATGGATTAAAAAGACTATGGGGAAGGATAGTGAACATGTTTAATTATACGACCTTTAAAAATATAATCGGCAAAGATGTGGCGCTGTCGCAGACCATGATCGATGCCATCAATAAATGGAAACGAATGTTAGCTGGGAATGCGGACTGGTGCGGTGATATCGTAGAATCACTGAAACTGGAAGAAGGTATCTGCCGTGAATTTGCAGATTCCGTTCTGGTGGAGATGGAAGTCAAGATTTTGAATAACAACAATATGGACAAGGTTCTTCAGAAGAGTCTGTCGGATATGAACAAGAAGCTGCAGACCGGTCTTGCTCTTGGAGCAATGATTCTCAGACCACTTGGTCCGGATAAGGCAGAGTATGTTGCAGCAGATAAGTTTATTCCAATCAGCTTTGACGATAGCGGTATTCCAAATGACATTGCTTTTCTGGTTGTAAAGTGTGTTGATGAGAACAATTACTACACAAGAGTTGAGCGACATTATTTTACAAATGGGAATCTGACAATTGAGAATAAATGTTATCATTCGCAGAGCCAAAATGATATTGGTCAGAGCTGCAGCTTGGATGAAGTTGCAGAGTGGGAAAGCATTCTTCCAGGTCCGATCATTTATCCCGGCATGACTGAAATGGATTTCGGCTATTACCAAAATCCAATTGAGAACAAAGTAGATGGTTCTTCCTGTGGCGTATCTGTGTATGAATCAGCAGAGAATCTGATCAGAAAAGCGGATGTACAAGGAGCGCGATTGGATTGGGAATATGATTCCGGAGAACGTGCAATCCATGTGGACGATAGAGCACTTAAGAAAAAAGGAGGAAACACTTATCTTCCAAGACTTAAGAAACGTCTGTATAAAGGACTTAATCTTGAAGATGGAAAAGATAAGGATCTGTACAAAGAGTATTCTCCTGAAATGCGAGATGAAGCATTCAGAAGAGGTCTGGAAGAATACAAACGAGAAATCGAATTTAATGTCGGTCTTGCCTATGGAGATCTGTCTGACGCACAGGAAGTGGATAAGACAGCTACAGAGGTACTTGCTTCCAAGACAAGAAAATATAACCGTGTCACAGCGATTCAAGACAAGCTGGAAGAATGTCTGAATGGATTTGTAAACGCCCTGGCTTTTTACAATGGCTCTTATATGTCCGGAGTGGAATTTACCTGTGAGTTTAATGATTCAATTCTGGCTGATGAAGAATCTGAGAGGCAGCAGGACAGGCAGGATGTGAGCATGGGTGTCATGAGCCTGCTTGAGTACCGAATGAAGTGGTACAACGAGGACGAAGAAACTGCAAAATCTAAGATTCCGGAGCAAAATCAGGTGATTGAGTAATGCGAGATGATTATAAGAATAAACTTGCAAGTAAGATTGCTTCCAGGTATCAGGATTTGGAAGAGCGTATCATGCAGGATATTGTCCGGAGGATTATGAAAGCTGGTGAAATAACCAGTACTGCAGATTGGCAGATTAACCGGTTACGGATTCTTGGATATTCTTCCGAAGATATCGAAGGAGAGATCAAGAAAACACTGGATGCGTCTTATCCGGAAATGTTTGAGCTGTATGATAAAGTGATCGACTGGGAATACGTACGGAATAAGGACATTTACGAACAGATCAATGCTGAGTTTATCCCGTATGAGGAGAACAGGCAGTTGCAGCAGATCACGGATGCAATCATTCAGCAGAGTCTGGAAGATCTGGAGAATGTAACTAAGTCACTTGGCTTTTACCTGGATTATAATGGCAGAAAGGTTTTAACACCGCTGTCACAGGTCTACAGCAGCTATCTGGACAATGCCTGTTTTGATATTGTGACAGGAGCATTTGACTATGGTAGCGTATTACGTCGGGTGGTCACGCAGTTGACGAACAGTGGACTTCGGAAGATTGAGTACGGCTCTGGATATGCAAGCCGGGTAGAGGTGGCTGCCAGAAGAGCTGTGATGACTGGTGTGGCGAATCTTACCGGAGAAATAGCAGACTACAATGCCAAGAAGCTCGGAACAGAGTATTTTGAGGTTGAGTGGCATGCCGGGGCCCGTCCTACTCATGCAGTATGGCAAGGTCAGGTCTGGACAAAAGAGCAATTGTATTCAGTTTGTGGACTTGGTACAGTCACTGGACTTCTGGGAGCCAATTGTTATCATACTTATTACTCATTCTTTCCTGGCATTTCACAGCGTAACTGGTCAGATGAATGGCTGGAAGCTCAGAACCGGAAGGAAAGCAAGCCAAAAGAGTTCCGGGGCAAAGAGTACACTCTGTACGAGGCAAAGCAAAGACAGCGCCAGATGGAGACAGCAATGCGGGCACAGCGTGAAAAAGTGCAGATGCTTCAGGAGGGTGGTGCTGATCCGGATGAAGTTATGCTCCAAAAGGCAAAATATCAAGGACAGCTCAATGAATATGCGGTATTTTCTCGTAAGATGGGACTTAAGGAAGAAAGAGAGAGGATTTACATTGATGGACGTGGTTGGATTGCGACAAACACCAAGCTTCAGAATTCTATGTTTCCATCAGAGATGATTCAGAACGCCTTAAAAGATATTGCACAGTATAAGCGGTACAAAGAAGTTCTGGGAGATTCCGTTGGAACGCTTGCCAAGTTCGGTCAGGTGAAATATAATGATAGTGAGGAATGGGAAAAGGTTCAAAGCAAATTTTTCACATATCTTGAGATTGACAAGAAAGATTGGTCAGAAGAATTTAAGAACACGTCTAAACAGGCGTATGATAGATTTGCAAAAGAAAATGTTGTAATGTCTGTACATGCACTTAGTCGACTTCCTCGATTGAATAAACCAGGCTTACCGGAAGTGTCAGAAGAAATGCTGATAAAAATTATTAAAGGTACACCTAATTATACAGAGGGAGAAGATAAACAAATCTATTTCATTCATGAATTACAGTTATTAGTTGTTAGAAATAAAAAAACTGGAGATATCGTATCTGTTGTAAGAAGAAGGGCTCCAAAGGAGGCATGGGGAAATGTTTGAGAAGGTAATGAATTATATCAAAGATTTTTTGGAAAATACTCCAGAGGATATCTATGATTTTTCTTGTGAACTGGAAGGAATGTTAATTATTCATTATGACGAAATGTATAAGGAACAGCCAAGGGCTACAAGAATATTGAATGAAGAAATGCCTGATATTTGCGCATCCGGAGAACCGGGAATGAAACCAGAAGAGATTGAAAAATTTAAACGTGAGTTGGAAATTGAATACAACAAAGCGTTAAAAGCAGTTGTGTAGTTACCACCAGTTGATAAGACCGGTGGTATTTTTATACTCATTTTTAAGGCGAGGAGGTGAGAAAGGTGAAAAAATTATTTATTAGTCAGCCTATGAGAGGTAAGTCAGATGAAGAGATTCTGGCAGAACGCAAGAAAGCAATTGAGCTTGCGCAAGAAATGATCGGCGAACCGGTAGAAGTGATTGATTCCTTCTTCCAGGAAGCACCCGCAGATGCAAAACCACTGTGGTTCCTTGGAAAATCCCTGGAACTTCTGTCAGGAGCAGATGTGGCGTATTTTGCGCAGGGGTGGGAAGATGCAAGAGGTTGTGTGATTGAGCATGACAGCGCATTAGCTTATGGAATCAAGAGTATTGTTGCCTAGGAAGGCGGTGATCCAGTTATCTCCCGTTGAGACGCAGGGTTACGCGTCTTATTTTTATGCCCTGCCATAAGGCATTAAACTGGACAACTACCCGGCCGGAGGTCTAGCCGGCTATATCCCATACCGCTGAAAGAGCGGTCAATAAAATATTTCAGGAGGAATGTAACGATGAAAAATATTCATGAGATTTTAAAAGAGTATGGACTTGAGCTTTCAGCAGATAAGAAGGCAGCATTTGACAAGGCTTGGAAAGAAAATTATCGCACTAAGAGCGAGTATGACAATGCAGTTTCCCAGAGAGATAACTATAAGAGTTCTCTGGATGATGTGAACGCTAAGCTGAAAGAGTTTGAAGGTGTGGATGTAAAAGATCTGCAGGGACAGATTGCAAAGCTTCAGGGAGATCTGAAAGCGAAAGATGATGAATATGCAGCTAAGGAAGCAGACCGCATGTTCATGGATTCTATTAAAGAGGCAGTCAAGACTGCAGGTGGAAGGAATGAAAAGGCTGTTATTGCGATGCTGGATATTGATGCTCTGAAAGAATCCAAGAATCAGTCCGATGATATCAATAAGGCCTTAGAAGATGTGAAGAAGTCAGATGGGTATCTGTTCGGGAAAAATGAACCAATTAACAATGCAGTAGGTGGTACTGGCGGAAATGGCGGAGCTGATATCGGTGGAGACGATGTGTCAGCTATTCGAGCTGCTATGGGACTGCCGGAAAAGAAATAAGAAAAGAGGTAGAAAAGCATGGCGAATGCAATTGAATTAAGAAAACAGTATTCAACACTTTTGGATGAGGTGTATAAATTATCATCGCTGACAGCTGTACTGGATGGACCGAACGAATTGGTTAGAGAAGGAGCAAATGCAAATGAGATTCTGATTCCGAAAATGTCTATGCAGGGACTTGCGGATTACAACAAAAACACAGGTTATGTGGCAGGAGATGTGACTCTGGACTATGAAACAAAGAAATGTGCTTACGACAGAGGTCGTATGTTTAATGTGGATGCAATGGACAACATTGAATCAGCTGGTATTGCATTTGGACGTCTTTCAGGAGAATTTCTTAGAACTCAGGTTGTACCGGAGTTGGATGCATACAGATTAGCAGCTTATGCACAGATTGCAGGTGTCACAACTGTAAAGGGAGTCCTCGCCAATGGAAAGGAAGCTCTTGCAGCACTCAGAGCCGCAAGAGGAAAAATTGAAAATGCAGAGGCAAATCTTGCAACATGCTATCTGTTCATTAATCCGACGGTATATGGAATGATCGAAGATCTTGATACGACTGCATCAAAGAAAGCAATCGAAGGATTTGCGGGAATTGTGAAAGTTCCTTCAGGAAGATTCTATAGTAAGGTGAAGTTGAATGCTTCTGGCGCAGGCGGATTTGCGAAAGATACAGGCGGAGTTGCAATGAATTTCCTGATTGTTGATAAGCAGTCAGCAATTCAGTATCAGAAGCATACGGTTTCCAAGATTATTTCACCAGATCAGAACCAGAATGCAGATGCTTGGAAGTTCGGATACAGAACAGTTGGAATCGCAGAGTGCAAAGACAACAAGAAAGATGGTATCTATGTCCATACAGTAGCTGAATAAGAGGTGATGTCATGAATGTGACATATGAGTATTACATGAATTCTTTTGGCGGTTCTTTGATTCCAGAGAACTGCTGGAATTTCACGGAAATTAAAATGAGTGCCAGACTGAACAGATACACATTTGATCGAATGAATGAGGGAGACTGGCCAGAAAAGGCAAAGGCGGCACTTTGCGAGATGTGTGATTGTGCATACAAATATGAGGAACGCGACGGGAAGACATCAGAGAATAATGATGGATATTCTGTATCGTATGATATAGGCAAGTCGTTAGATGCAATGTTGTATGAAATTGCAGAGATATATCTGATTAACACAGGACTCATGAGTTTGGCGGTGGATGATGATGATAACGAATGCAACGATTACGATCTATAACAGGAAACGTGGAGATAAGGATACCTATGACACGTGGAATCGAACAGTTCTGCGTGACGTTCACGTGTATATCGATCACAAAACGGCATTGACTGAATCAGGGTTGAAGAGTGCAGATGTCTACAAGATCCGTATTCCGGAAGAAGTGGAGAATGCGGATCGGTACCTTCCACCGGAAGAATACGAGAGGTCGGAAACTTCGGAAGAATATTGGACAATCCAAAACGATGACCAGATTGTTATCGGAGAATGCGAGATGGAGATCGAGAAGCCTTCCAATCTGACGGCAGTATCTCAGAGACACTGCAAGGTTAACAGCTGGTCAGATAACCGGTTCGGATCAATACCTCACTGGAGGGTTGGAGGTGAGTAGATGGCTGGCAAGAAAGCATTTTCAATTAATACGCCGAGAGGGCGTGTGATCACAGTAACAGGTGAAGATGGGTCCGTAACAGCCAAGCTGGAATGGAATCCTGCATTTGCAAGCCAGAAGGCACAGAGTTTTTCAAAAGCGCAGGAATTTGTGGATTCAGAGTGCCTGCGCTATATGAATCCACTGACTCCGAGAAGAACCGGGATGCTGATCAAGTCCGGGACACTTGGAACTGTGATCGGTTCCGGATCTATTGAATACCTGGCACCATATGCCCGCCGGCAGTACTACGAACACAGGTCAAAAGCACGATGGTTTGAAACCATGAAGGCGAGCAAGAAAGATGTGATCAGGGAAGGAGCTGAGAAACTTGCAGGAGAATAAGAGAAAGCCGATTATCGAAAGCATCCGTGAGTATGTGATGACTTATCCGGATATTGATAACCGGAAGATCAATATTGATTATCTTGGTGATGGAATGGAATATTCCATTGATCCGATCGGAGCAGATCCCATTTATAAGAAATATGTGGATGGAAGCTGCCTGAAGCAGTTCCAGTTCGCTCTGACAAGTAAGGAAGCTTATGACGGGGACGCCAGAACAGGAATCGCAAACAGCGGGTTCTATCAGGACTTCGAGGAGTGGACACAACAGAACAATATGAATGATATCGTACCGGAGCTGGACGGGCATGACGCTATTCGAGTAGAAGTGCTGCAGTCCGGCTATTTGTTCAGCACAGAGGTTGATCTGGGACGGTATCAGATGATATGCAGAGTGATTTATAAATAAACAGGAGGTATGGAAATGACAACAGCTGATGGAAAAAAGAAATTGGTTGGAAGACATAAGCGAGTTGCGTTTATGGATGCAACAGGTGAGGGGAAGAACTTCACCAGGATGACAGGATTTACTTCCATGTCAGACGGAAAAAACGCAACAGAATACAGCAGACAGTATGTGGACGAAGCAAGTGAGCGTTCGGACGTGGTTGGTTATGCACCATCTGTCGATTATGAGTTCGACCTGTATACAAACGATCCGGTACAAGCAAGAATCGCAGAAATTACAGATGATGAACTTCTTGGATCAGACACACAGGTTACAATCGTGACTGTAGATCTGTTTGACGAAAAGCAAGTGGAAAACACATGTACCGCAAGAAAGCGTGACTGGAATGTAATCCCGGATACAGAAGGGGATGGAACGGACGCACTGATCTACAAAGGTAGCTTCAAGGCGTCAGGCAATATCACGAAAGGCACAGCCACTACTACAGACGGCTGGGAGACTTGTACATTTGCAGCAGAGTGAGAAAGAGAGGTTAGCTAATGGAAATTTTTAAATTTGGAGATCTTGAAGTGGAGATCGATTTTACAGACGCTGATTTCCTGGAAAACCTGGAAGAAGCAAAGGAGCTGTTACAGGAAGAAGCAAAGAAGACTCCGGTTACAGGGAAGACGGCAGACATCATCCGTGCCCAGTGCAGGTGCTATTTCAATTTCTTCGACAGAATCATCGGAGACGGGGCACATGAAGCAATGTTCTGCGGAAAGACAAGCCTGAACCTGTGCATTGAAGCTGCAGAGGCATTGAAAAAGTTCGAGGATGCGGACGCTGAAAGAATCAATGGAAAGTATAGTGAATATACCATACAGCAACATGGAAACAGGCAGCAGAGAAGGAGCTACAATAAGCAGAAGAACAGGAAATACTCCAACAACAGGTAAGAGATGAACATTTTGATTGATAAGTTTCCGGAATTTGTATCAGTGGACGGAAAGGAATATCCGGTGGAGACAGATTTCCGGGAATGGATAAGACTAATGAAACTGGTAGAGGATGACAGTGTACCGGAGAATGTCAAGTGCGGACTACTGATGCAATGGTATACGGACGCAATACCGGACGATCTGGAAGCTGCAATTGATGCACTCGGCGAGTTCCTCGCCATGAATCCGGGTGAAAAAGAAGAAATTGCACCGGTGCAATCATCAAACCAGGTCTATTCCTACGAGGAAGACATGACATGGATTTACAGCGCATTCAGGGAAGTGTATGGTATTGACCTGCAGAAAATTGAGTATATGCACTGGTGGGAGTTTCAGACATTATTTACAGGGCTTCCGGAAAGCACAGAGATTAAGCAGAGAATGATGTACCGAAGTATAGATCTCAGAACTGTAAAGGACAAGGATGAGCGCAAAAGAATCAAGAGAATACAGGATGCCATTGCGCTGAAGAAGAGAAAGAGAAAAATGACAGACTACGAGATTGGGGATATGTTTGCGTGACAAAGAAAATGATGATCAACATCCCGACAGAACGCAAATGGTACAGGTGTCCTTATTGTGGAAAGAAACTGCTGATATACGAAGATACAGCCAAGTGCAATGGCGTGTATCTTAATTGTCGGGAATGCAGGAGAGAAGTGAAGATTAGGATTTAAGCACATGTGAGCCGTTGAGCCGTGCTATCAGAAAGGGTGATAGTATGGCGGACGGCTATTTGAATTTTGATACAAAAATTAATGAAAAAGGGTTCAACGACGGCATAAAGAAGCTGGGAAGCCTCGGGAAAAGCGGATTATCGCTTGTAACGAAAGCAACTGCAGGAGCAGTAGCTGCTATTGGAACAGGAGCGGCCGCAATCGTAAAGACATCACTTGATGTGGTGGCAAATATGGAGCAGCAGGTCGGCGGAGTAGAGACACTGTTTAAGGACAGTGCATCGACGGTAATTAAAAATGCCAATATGGCGTATAGGACAGCTCAGATTTCCGCGAATGAGTATATGTCCACGGTAACGAGCTTCTCGGCATCATTGCTGCAGGGGCTTGGTGGAGATACTGCGAAGGCAGCAGAAATTGCGAATACAGCACTGATTGATATGGCAGATAATGCCAATAAGATGGGCACGAACATGCGCGACATCCAGAATGCTTATCAGGGATTTGCAAAGCAGAATTACACCATGCTCGACAACCTGAAGCTGGGATATGGCGGTACACAGGCGGAAATGATCCGGCTGATCAACGACTCAGGTGTTCTGAACGAAAAGATAGAGGATCTCGATAACGTTACATTTGATCAGATGATCCTCGCAATCCATAAGATCCAGGAAAATCTTGGAATAACCGGAACATCTGCGAGGGAAGCGTCAACAACAATTGAGGGATCTGTTAATTCTGCGAAAGCTGCATGGGAGAACTTTGAAGCAGGCGTGATCAGCGCGAATGATCTTGTAGATACTTTCTGGACAGCTTCACAAAATATCTTCAACAATTTGGAACAGATTATTCCGAGACTTGGGAAGACTGGAATGGATGTTCTTGAATCATTATCTGGAAAAATCGGAGAAGCTGTGCCGCAGCTAAAAGTTTTTACGGATAGTGTTGGAAATTTGGCAGATAAGTTGCAGAACATGAGCACAGATGAGCTTATGAATCTCGGCAAGACGGTAGCGGTTCTTGCAGGGGCAGCTCCGGCATTTAGTGCACTTGGGAAAAGTGCCGGTACATGTGGCGATATCTTGAGTGGTCTGGGAGAAATAAGCGGCGGAACAGTAGCAAAGCTGAACAAGATGCCGGGAGATATCAAAAAACTCGGCGGAAAGATGAAAGCTGGCGCCAAGGCACTTTCTACAGCAAAAGATGCAGTGTTGATTCCATTTGAAGGAATGGAAGAACAGATTTCCGGAGTGCTTGGTAAAATAACGTACCATGTGAAATATTATGGAGCCGGAATTCAGAATCAGATCAGCAAATTAGGCGCACCAGTGACAAATGCAGTGTCTAAATTTACTGCGCCAATAAGAAAACTTGGATCGGTAATCGGTGGAAGTTTTGGAAAAGTAGGAACACAGATTTCCGGGTATGCAAGTATCATTGGAAATGCCTTTGCGCCGATTCTGTCATCGGTTGCCGGATTTATCCCATCCTTTATCAGTCTGCTGAATTTCGGGGCGGTCGCAGCCGTTGTTGTTGCCGGCTTGGGATTGATCTACAGTCAGTTTGGAACGCAGATTGATCAGCTGCTGCTTCTTACGCAGACGAAAGTTCCGGAGATTATTTCCAATCTTGGAAATGGAATTACAGCAGCACTTCCGGGATTGATGGGGCAGGGCGCAACGCTGATTTTGGGATTAATGAATGCAATCACAGCGAATCTGCCGGCGCTTATTTCTACGGGCGCAAGTATTATAGCAACACTTGTGAGCAGTTTGGCAGAACAGCTCCCGCAATTGATTCCGGCAGCGGCAAGTATGATTCTGACACTGGTGGAGGCGCTGATCAGCAATCTCCCACAGATTATCTCGTCAGGACTTGATTTAATGATGGGGCTTGCACAGGGGATCGCAAATGCAATCCCGCAGGTGACAGCGAAAGCGCCGGTCATTATTGGAAAACTGGCATCTACGATTATTACGAACCTGCCAAAGATCATACAGACCGGTATTCAGATTCTCACACAATTGGCGTTCGGACTGGTAAAAGGAATTCCGACCCTGCTTGGTAAGATCCCGTCCATGATCAGCCAGATCAAGAATGCATTCACCAGTGTGGACTGGGGAAGTGTCGGCGTTAATATTATCAAAGGAATTGCAAGCGGACTTAGCAGCGCGGCAAAGAGTCTGGCAGATGCAGCAGCAAATGCAGCAAGCAATGCCCTTGACTGGGTGAAATCAAAACTTGGTATTCATTCACCGTCCCGTGTGTTCCGTGATCAGGTAGGTAAGATGATGGCTCTTGGTATGGGAATCGGATTTGAGAAGAATATTCCAGTCAAGAGCATGAGCGCAGGAGTCAAGAGAGCTGTAGGAAGCCTGAAGAAGTCAGCTGAATTGATTACAAGCAGAAGCACATCCAACAACAGCGTGGATGGAATACGAAACCATCCGGTATGGGGCGGACCAACGGATCAGACGGATTATGACAGATTGGAGAGGATACAGATGAAAGCGGCCAAGACGATAGCGAAGAGACCAATATATCTTGGAACAGAGCGAATTGACAAGCCACTGCCGAAAGGAGCGGTACCGCAAGTATGATTGTATATTATGAAAATTCAAAAGGGGAGCAACTGAATCTTCTGAAGGCTCCCTATAGGACTATGAAGACAGACTGGTTTGATGCGGACTGGTCAGAGTCTTCTGACGGGTATGAAAAGACCGTGACAATTGACGTATTCGGGAAACGAAACGAATTCCGGTCGAATATGGAGCAACTCTATAAGATCATAGCAGTTGATGCGGAAAATGAAGTATATGGAAGGCTGTATGTAAATGGAGCTTATTTACGATGCAGGATATTAAAATCGGCAAAGGAAGGATGGAAAGGTTACGTCTATTCCGAGGTGGGACTTACCTTTCAGGCACCGGAGCTTGTGTGGGTGGTAGAAACTGGAAAACAATTCTTTCCACAGCCCGAAGAAGAGGCAGCTGCAGGTATTGATTTTCCGTATAATCATCCGTTTGACTTCGCAGGAGTGAAGCGGGGAACCGCTGTATGGGAAGTTGATCATATTATCCCAAGTGATTTTCAGATGATCATCTACGGACCATGCGTGAATCCGAGGATTTTGATCAATGATTATCCTTACGAGGTATTTGTGACGTTGGAACGAAATGAATATCTTGTGATAGACAGCAGATCTTGTACAGTTATGAGATATTTATCGAATGGAACCGTACAGAATGCATTTAACGAGAGAGCACTGGAACACAGCATATTTGAGAAAATTCCTTCCGGGCTTTTAAATATCAACTGGTCGGGAGACTTTGGTTTTGATTTGACCTTATTTTTGAACAGGAGGGAGCCGCCGTGGTAACACTGGCAGATAAGAATCTACATGAGATTGGATATGTGAAAGATGCTAATTTTACTGCAGATGTGAATGGAAAGTACGAGTTTTCAGTTCAGATCGCAAGATCAAACTGGTATCCGGAATTGAACTTTTCCAGTTATATATACATTGTTGGTACAGAATATGGTGGAATTATCGGTGAGATCCTGACGGATACCACACTTGATTATGTGGAAGTGAAAGGGATCACCTGGCGTGGATTTTTGCAGTACAAAGTGATTGAGCCGCCGGCAGGATCTGATTACAAGAAAGTAACAGGGGAAATACATCAGGTTATGAAAGCATTGATTGAACCGGAGTTTAGTGGCTTGTATGTAGTGTCTTCCAAGAATACAGAAATCACGGTCAGTAATTATCTGTTTGACCGCTACTGTACCTTGCTTGCAGGGATTAGCAAGATGCTGAAAAGCAAAGAGTATAGGTTGAACATCCGGTTCCTTCGGGAGCAGGGAGAACCGGGATATCTGCTGATAGAAGCAGTTCCTGTTGTAGATTATTCAAAAAAACTGGAATTGTCGAAAGACATGCAGCTGAATTATACAATGGATGATAAGCGGAATGGAGTGAATCATCTGATCGTAGCAGGAAAGGGAGAACTTCAGGAAAGAAATGTATTCCATCTGTATGTACAGAAAAACGGTAGTATTGGAAAAGAAAAATATTATACCGGGCTGGATGAAATCACGGAGGTGTACGAAAATACATCAACGGAGACGGATGAACTTGAGAAAAATGCAATTGAACGACTTCAGGACCGAATGAATAAGAAGACATTCAAAATGGATGTTGCAAGTCTTGGACTTCAGGTCGGTATTGGAGATATCGTAGGAGGCAGAGATTACCTGACCGGGATGTATATGTCAAAGCCTGTAAAGAACATCATCTATGAAATCACAAATGATGTAGAATCAATTACTTATAAATTGGAAGGAGAAGATGAAGAATGAAAATTGTATCTGGAAGAACCGGATCACCCCATGTGACTTCGCAGCAGTTCCGGCAGATGCTGGAAGGAATACTGGGACAGGACAGTTATATTCTCACGAGCGGAGAAAACTTAAAGCCGGAATTGAGTTCCAATAATCTGCTCAAGATCCGGAGCGGGATGATGTGCCATCATGGATGTATTTCCTGTGTGGAAATCGGAACTTATGATGAGGTCACTCTGACGAATGGATCACATGGAATGCAGAGAATTGACCTCGTGGTAAACCGGTATACCAGGAATACGGAGACAGAGGTTGAAAAATGCGAATGGAAGGTGATCACCGGGACAGCAAAGGCGAGCAGCCCAGCAGTTCCGACATATACGAAGGGCAATCTTCAGGAGGGAGATCTTGTAGATGAGTGTCCGGTATTTGAAATTCACTACAATGGAATCAATGTTACGGAGGTGAAGAGCCTGTTGAGTGTAGCGGGATCACTTGCTGAATTAAATGGCAAATTAGAAGAAAAGGTGTATAGCATATCGCAAGGAGGATCGCTTGCTATAAGAAACCAGCGTGTCACCAAAAAGAATAATCGAGTTTCTATTATGGCTGGATTATATACAACTGGCTTGGGAAATGCCAATACTAAATATAACGGTGGATCAATTCCGGCTGAAATAGCACCGCCTACAGGTGAAGCATTT